CAATTTTTGTAACTTCCACCAATTCGTAATAAATCAATAATAAAAAACCCCACATAAAGTGAGGTAATTTATACATAAGAGCCGATAATTACATCAATTGCCCACTAGCTTCCCCAGAGTTTTCTAGCTAATTTGCCTACTCCGAGTTTTTCTAGGTCTTTATCTTGCAACATACGAATTTGTGTTACTGGCAATAAGTCCCTAGAGTCATCAGCAAATCTTAATCTCGCTTTCACACCCGTTGGGGTGTCGGTCAAACCAAGTACTTCAGCATACTCTTGTTTTCCCTTTATACTTACTTTACATAATCTCATTTGAATTCCTCAGGTCTTAGATTGATAATCAGAGTTTCTTCTAGCAACTTTAAACTAGACTTCGGAGATTTCTCTAACCCCGCTAGGGCTTGATATTCTACTGCTAGTATCTCAGCTACTTTTTCTACTAACTCTCGTTTTGTTACTGGTTTCTCTCCAGTCTTGGTCAAATATTCAGTCTTTTCATAAACTCCTTCTCTAGATAGCTTACCTATTACAGATTTTATACTCTTATTCAACTCATTTGCTAATTCTTCTACTGTTTCTCTGGTCGGATTAGCACTATACCTACTTTTCATTAGGTCGACCATTTCGGGTGTATAGTTTACAGCCATAAGTTCTCCTCAATTTTCTCTATTTCTTTTAAAGTTCGATATATACTCAAACCCCACTTTTCACTACATATGTGTACAGCTTCATCGTGTCCATACTCTTGTTCTGCGTCATGATACTCATCAGCCATTCTTTCTTGTCTAGTCTTGATAACGCTGGTCACTTTGTACTCTCCCATAAGCTCTTAGTAGCTCTACTCTATTCATTTTCTTACCAAAGGTATGGATAACTTTATCATCTTGATGTCTGTCTATCCACCCACCATTGTACTCGATATCCATTACAGATTTACCATCAGTATCTTGTGGTCTATCATCATAATGCATCGAACTCGTACTATGGGCATGAAGTGATTTCACTCCAACTGCCCATTCTTCTGCAGCGATTAGTAATCTTTGTTCCTCTACTACTTCGCTATACTGACTCACTTCTTACCCCAAAACTTAAACTTTAGAAAGAAATCGTGCATGTTATCTAACATTCTGTTATATTTATATTGAAACCAGTCAGAATCGTTGTTCTCTTGTATCCAATTTAGCGTATAAAATGTTAGTACTGCCCAGAAAGCTAAACTAAAGATATAGTTAAAGGTGTAATAAGGGAATAATACTATGTCGTTTAATAACTCCATTAAATATCTCCTATCTCACGCTTTTCACTTCGTGCTACTTCGAAGCCATCTGGATATCTAGCTTCTAATTTTTTAATATTCTCGTCCATTACTTCGTCAGGTGTATAACCTAGTGCTATACAACCCTGAATCCAATACCAAAGTATGTCGCCCAGTTCTCTTTTCATATGGAAGCGGTTCTCTTCATTGAACTCTTTACCTTGAAATACCATTTTCTTTAGTACTTCTGTAAATTCTCCACTCTCAGCAAGCATACCGATTGCGCTTGTCATTACTCTCGGCAAGTTCATATTGTCCTGAACATCTAGCTTACTTGTGCTATCTATAAATGCCATAAAGTTTTTAGACTCCCTACTTGTTGTAGTGTCTACAAACTTAGCATAATCGTTAATTTTGCTCATTTTACTACTTCCTATATAAATTTAATCCAAGAAACGCCTCTCCGTTAGGTGTTTCGATTTTTTGATTTCCAGAGCTGCTGGCAATAATGGTAGATTTACCACTAGCGGATTTGCCAAACTCTACATTTGTGTCTATAATTATAGTGAGTGTGCCATCTGTATCAATTTGATACTTAATGCCCTTACCCATATTTTTAATCATTTCCATACTATCTCCCTTGCCCGCGATACTTTTTATGCGAGCGCTTTTTACTTTTATTCATAGTAGACATAGCCACTTTACAGCGTCTACCTCTACCTCCATTGCCTTGTGAAGTGCATTTTCTAGTAGCTGTTATACCAGTCAATCTTCTACTGTATATTGCCACTATTCGTTCTCCTCAAACCATGCCCAGACTAACTCATCAAAGAGTTCATCATAGCATCTGCCTGACTCTTTCCATTCATCAGACCAATCAAAGTCATCGCTAGATAGGTCGACTTTATACTCTTGTTCAAACCTTGAAGTTAAGTCTTCGCCATCTATTTCTTCATAGTCGTCATCTTTCCATACACCTATGAAATTCCTAAATTCATCTTCATATCTACAGCATACTACTACATTTATATCAAAAGACTGTAAATGTTGTACTAATTTAGACATATAAGGTATAATTGGACTCCATGCGCTTATGATATACGCTTGACATTCGTCTGCGTCCTCTATATGTGCCCACTTGGCTCCCACATTCTCGCAGCCCCAATCATACCAATTATCATCACTATAGCCTTCTAAGAACGGGTGCTTTTGGATTTCCTTCCACTCCCTAACTTCTATTGTGCCATCGCCATGATAACTAGGTCTTTCAACTGTTTCGTGGTAGTTAGTGAACAGCTTGTCCCATTCTTTCTGGCACTCTTCATTGCCATCAAAAATAATGTAATTACTTACGTGATTTGCCATCGTTTTACTACTCCTCTGGTGGCTCCGACCAATCTATATTGCTTGGTAGTTCCACACCTGTTATCTCGCATAGTCTGTAGAGCATATCCTCGTATGCGACTGTTAATTGTATTACTTCCTCGTTTATGACTTGTAGCTCATCAAGTCTGAGTTTTATTTCGCTTTCCAACTCCGTCATTTGTTTACGGAGTTCCTCGCCCTCTTTTACAGTAGGGAACTGTATCACTTTACCCACTTTTGGACTCCGCCCACATAATACCGACTGTCAACGCTAGTCCGCATATTATGCCGAATAAAAATAATATCGTTTCCATACTTACACCGCCTCAGAATTAGGTCGCTTCCATACTATATTTATGCCACGACGGGTTAATTCATTTAAGCACTTCTGCTTAATTTTAGGTTTAGCATTGTTCGCATTGAGATAATCAATGAGTTCCTGCTTAGGTGTTTGTTTGATAAAGTATTTCTTTGTTACTGGCGTTCCGCGGACTCCTCTACCTCGACCTACGAACTCTACGCCATCTTTTTTAAATTTTGTTGGCATCTTCTTCTCTCCTATGCTTTTCTTGAAGTTCTACACCGAGTATAAACTCTAGTGACTCGGCTAACTTCGGGTTAATTTGTACTAACTGTTCACCAAAATTTGCTATTTTTACTGAATCAGTTGCTATTTCTTCTATTTTTTCAATGATTTCATGTACTTCCGCCATTGTTTTCTCCTTTCTTTCCAAAATGATTCGCTCAAGACTTTGTCTGCCGCGTACAATGTTATTGTAATTAAAGTGCGCCACACCAAGTAATGTAAAGGCATTTTGTCGATAGAGCATGTTGCTTTTAAGTTTTTCTGCATATTTCATAAACACAAAAAGCGACACATTACTGCGTCGCTTTCCTACTACTGTACAACTCCATTGATTGTGATTTGCCCAACTTTGCTCTCTGGCTCATCGAACTTAGCTTTAGGGTCAACATATTCGATAGCTGTGCCATCACAATATCCTACCATCTTTCTACGCTTGATTTCTTTGCGTGCCATGCTGCCATCAAAGTCCTGCTGTATAGCCATGCCTCTGAGTTGCCTGTCTGTGTGTCCGAATAATAATACTGTGTTCGCCATGTTGTTCTCCTTTCTTGCTTTTGTTATTTTTTAATATAGATATATTATACTTGGAATTTTGATGTTTGTCAAGAACTATTTTGAGCATGGCATAGAATTTTGATGTGATTGTTTTGAAGATAAAAATAACCCCGCGCTTTGGCGGGGTATAAAAACTATGTGTTTTGTTTTTAGCGGTGGGATAACGCATACCCTACTCACTTGCGAACTGATACTGCTTACGTGCGTAAAAGACTTACTGTATCGCCTGTTGTCCATGACCGAAGTCAAGCGGCTTTCCGCTTATTTACTCTCTACTTGGTGGAGCGACCACTACTTTCAAAAGATTTCCTCGTTTTCCTACTTAGCTTGCACCTTCCGTTTGTCTAGGCATTTTGTTCGCTTGTCTACCGAATCGGTTGC